TTCACGATGGGTGAGCTGCTGTCGTGTTGCCAGTGGACGTTGAGCGCGCCGGCAGGCGGCGCGGGGGTTTCCACGTTGTAATTGATGCCTGACGCGAGTTGGGCGTTGGCTGCCGTCCCTGCCGCCCAACTCGCCAACGCGAATATAAGGAGCGATTTCATGGTAGCACGTCTCCTGTCCAATTATCCCCCTATAACGGGTTCGCCTTCGAACTCGATTTCCGTGTTGGTCAGGATTGCGATGGCCTGATCGGGAAGAACGATGGGATTTACGCCAAACAGAGGATGATAGATCGCAATGGTGTACAGTACGCCTGGATTCATATAGACGTAAGCGTGACCGAATCCATCGGTGACCACAGGTTGAGCCAGCGGCGTGTCGCCGGTCAGATCGGTGAAAATGCCGGCTAGGGGGCTTGGCGGAGGCGTACTTTCTACTGTCGCGGGCTGAAGACACCAATATACCAGCGCTCCAGCCAAAGCTCTCCCTTGGGCATCTGTGACGTAACGATCATCGCGGGCAAGAGACATTTTTGTTTCCTCACAACCAACTGCAAGTAGTTCCAGGCTCAATCAATAACGCATCCGATGCGCTGCCTGTCAAGCCATAGAGCGTTACCGTATTCGCAACCGCAGTGAAACTCGCGGTCACGTCAATGTCTGTGATGTAGTTCGTAGCCGTAGCACCTGGAGTGATCGCCGCCGTAGCTGCTGTGGTGGTAGCCGTCGTAATGTCCGTTACGCCTGTACCATAGGGAACCGCCGTGGTCCCAGGGAATGATACCGCGCTCAAGCTCATGTGCGTTGGCGCGACCGAAGTTCCAATCCCGAATCGAACAGTCGAAACTGCCGTCGATTGCTGCCAGACAACATGGCATCTTCCGCGATACGTGGTAGCATAGGAAACACCTGTGACAGGGAACACAATGCCGGTTGTCGTAAACGTGGTCCCAGTGATCGATGTTGCAGTTGTGCCGAGCAGTTGTGCGCCATTCGCCAGATACGCCGGATTATTAAACATCCAAGTTCCGCTTGTGCCGTTCACGCGCGCCGTATCAGTCGCCCCAGCGTTCACGAAGAAGTGAATATCGTTTGCTGAGACAGTCCCGATTCCAACATCCCCGCCGATGGATTCTAGAAGCGTTGCGGAAGCTGCTTTGTATTCTCCCGATCCTGCGTATCCGGTTCCATTCAAACACAATTCTCCATAGTTCGCGGCCTGGATAGTAGCAGAGTTTCCCACGACATAACAGGCGCTTGCAGATGCTCCAGTGCTCGTGTTCTCGATCAGGTTGTAGATGTACCCGTTCACGCTGTACTGAAACGATTCGATCATTCCATAGTCAGAATAGTTTTGCGTTCCTAGGTTTATGAGGCCGACCGTTGTCGCGGTTGAAGGTGGTGTCCCTGTGAGATTCAGCACCGCCATGCTGCCCCCCGAAGAGGCGGTAAACGTACCCCACGTTCCCGTGCCGGAGACGATGTTCTGGCATGAGTACTGGACCCCGGTAGTCGTCACCTGCTGGTTTGCTGCGCCCTGCGAGCATGATCCAGACGGAGCGCTTGAAACACTCACCACGCCGCCATAAACAGTGACATTCCCCGAACCGATAATGGGCGACTGTTGAGCGAGTGGGAGAACGGAAAACAACAAATTCGCAATCAACTTTTTCATGATCTTATCCAATCTTGGCACAGATGGTGCCGGTTCCTGTTAATCCTGTCACAGCAAAGCGATAGAAGTATCCGCGCTGCAAACTGAGTTGACCGAATGGACCAACTGTTTGACCGCCAGTGACAACCGTTGCCACGATTCCGATTGTGGTGTATTCCGAAGCAATATCCCTGATTGCTCCCTGAATCGACACTGTGACCGCTGTCGGAAGCGTTGGAAAGGTAACGGATAGCGGAAGGGTAAATTGACTGTCCTCCTGCGGAGCCTGTACGCAAACCGGAACAGAAAACGAGTTGTTTGTTATCGATTCTGCGGTTTCGCCAATCTCCATCTGCCAGCACCCAGCGTCAGCAGTTGCCGATTGGTTCGTGCCGACCAGCGCGTAGCTGATCGTGCCCGCACCTGTTGCTGGAGTGATCGACACGGCCGTAATCAGCGAGCGCGTCACGTTGAACAGACCCGACTGCAAGGCCGTTCCCCAGACTGTGATGTAGTCGCCCACAACCGGCGTAGCGCCCTCCTGGAGTTGTACGCTGATCGTGGCGACATTCGAGGCCAGCGCCGTTTGTGACACGGTGCCCTTGGCGTTGCCGCGCAGCATGTTGAGGCCGCCGAACAGATAGGCAGGGACTCCCTTTTGGAGCAACTGCGGCGGTACGAATGGGCTGTTGTAAAGCATGGTGCCTCCTATTGGCCTAGTGTACCTTGATGAACAATCTTCCCGATCAATCCAGTACGCCGCGCAAGTTCACCAGCGCCCAATAGAGCGGCACCTTTGGTGATTTTGCCCAACGTTTTGGCGCGGGCGTATTCCCGCAGCGCGTTTGTGTATTGATCGCTCAAATCAGACGGCAAAGCGTTCGTCAAATCTGAATTCATTGCATCACGGACGCCTCCGAGTTGATAACGCTGTTTTGGAGCACTGGGCGATTCAATAGCCCTCCGAAGAAATCCGGGACGCCTACTTGCCTCCGTCAAATTGCTATAAAACTTCCGAGCTTCCGGGAACTTAAGCGGGGAGGCATAATCGGGTTGCGGCCCGACTTCAGCTTGAGGGGAGGCATCGAAAACCTTTGGACGACGTAAAACTCCCATCCGTGTCGTGACTTGCTCGGGATTCTGCAACGGCGTGACACGTCCACTCAACTCAGGATGCTCCGAACCACTCAGATAATGAGGATTGATGCCGGGATATTCGGAGATAGGAGCAAAGCCGTTACCTGAGCGCGGCTCCCAAGGTTCCTCTGGATTCACTTTGGCATCAAAGGCCATCGGGCGCATCTTTGGGTTGCGTGGCGCGGGCGATGGTTCCAATGGAATATCTTCCGTGCCAGCCCCTAACATACGGGAAGGGTTATCTATCGGGATAGGCTCCGGGCTGGGGCGCGGGGGAAGATTGTCGATACGCTTAGACAGTTTTGTCATCACGCGCGAGTTTCTTCCGCCAGTATTCACAAAGTTTCTAAATCGCTCGACCGCCGGGCTGGTCTTATCTGTATAGACTGGTAAATCTTTGGCCTTCTGCTCAATATCCGCAAACACCTTTCCAGCCCGCGATGCGCTCGGAAGCTGCCCGACAAGTGGACGTTCTGGCGCGGCGGTGTCCAAGCCGCCAAGGACCATAGGCGCGACCTGCGCTGCGGTGCCCAACGCCGTGCCTACGTTGCCCGGAGTCGCATCGGCCCAAACGCGGCTCATGTATGACTGGCCCGGTCGATCTGGAGGCGCTTCCTCTGCCATTCTGTCGAGCGCAGGGCCTACAATTGGCACAGCCCGAACAGCATGAACTCCAGCCTCATCCGGGTTGCTCCCGCGAAGCGCATCAATCGCCTTTCCTGCTTCATCGGTGGACTGCATGAACTGGCCATAGAGTCCCTTTCCAGTTTGGTAGGCTGGACCCAGCGCGGCTTCTGCCAGCGACCGAATCGGATGCGTATCCCTTTCCTTCTGCGCGTCCTCAACATCCTTCTTCCCGATTCCGAACGAGTGGCCAAGGTTTTCAAGGAATCCCGGCTGATCGACAGGCGCGGTGGTTTTAGCTACCGGCTTCCATGCCGACGTGTTGCCATTCGGAACTACAGTCCAGCCTGCCATTACTGAGCCTTCCATCCTGCCGGTAGCGGCGTACCTGCGGGGGCCTCATGTAATACGCCATTCGGGTCTAGTGCGCGGATCATGCCACCTTTTGATGCGCCTGATGGTCCGTTTTCCTGTGTCGCTCCCGGTCGCTCGCCAGCCTGCTCCATTCTCGCCATCCACGGCTGAACTGCTTTAATCGCCGCTACGAGGTTCTCAGGTGTCTGCTGTGGCGCATTGATGGCGCGGTCGAATTCCTCGCGCAAATTCTCAGGCAGGCGTCCCTGTGCATGAGCTAGAGCGACCGCCGTTGCTATCAAAGTAAAATCCATGCGCAACGCCGCAAAGTCTGGGTTATCCATACCGACTTTCCCCTGCATGAAGTCGTTCCAGCGGCCCATCAACGGACCCATCTGCGTCTTGTTCTTCTCAATATCCGCCAGAACGCCGGGGATCGACTCATTGACAATCTTTGCGCGCTCCGCAGCGGTTCTAACGGTCGTAGTGGGTGTATTCATGCTGCTGAATCCAGCCGTTGTCTGCGAGCCGGGAACAATGTGAGCGCCCGCGCCAACGCGCTCTACCACACCGCCACCCGGATTGTTTGGGTCCGGCGCAATCAGTGTGACCATGCCCGCTTGGTTCGGCCTCTCGTAGGGTACAGGGTTCACAATCTCTTTTCCGCTCGTGTCTGTCCATTTGCCTGTATCTGAATGGTAATTCGCTTCTATTGGTTTGCCGTTCGGTCCGACAATAGAACCTTTCTCCATGCCCTTCGGAGGAACTTTGTTGAATGGATTTAGGGGATTTCCCTGATAGGTAAGCGGCGTCAGTTCGTTGGTCTTAGGGTTGCGCATGAAGATGCCTTGATCGGTTTCTACCATCACCGCATTGGGATTCTCCAGATTCGCCGCCTCATCGTTCGCGTGGCGCGTCTCCGCACCCTGTAACCCCTCTTCGCTCTCCGCCTTTCCCGGCATTTCGGCAGTCTCTTCTTTCAGATGCGAAGTCTGCGCTCCCTGCTCGCCGAGTTGCGATTGTAGTCCAGCTAGTTTGTTCAGCCGTCCTTCGAGTCCTGATTCCTCCATTAAGCGACGGTTTGGGCCTCCTGTTGCCACGCTTAACGCGTGACCGATCTTTCCCCAAACGCCGGGATGATTCTCTGGCGTTCCCCAGGGGTGCAAATCCTTCTGGTAATCTCCCTCTAAACGCCCCCCAAGCATCGTTTCCTGCCGATCCTGCGCGGTCGGTCCGAATACTTGCGGACGCTTTCCCTGTGGCAACTGGGGCACTGTTCCAGCACCCATATCGTCAGGATCGAAGCCAAGCGCCGGCGGCGGTGCGGGCGCAAGCGGTGGCAGGCTCGCGTTGATCTGCCGGAATGGATTCACGACGGCCATTATTTTGCAAAACCTCCGAAGCCGGGAATACCAAAACCTCCGGCGAGACCGGCTGCCGATCCCGCGATGCCAAGTCCCTTGCCGAGCGTGCCCATCCAAGCCGGTCCTGCTTGCCCCGCTTGAACTCCAGCCTCAATGTCGCCCTTCTCCTGCCCCATCGCATCCAGCATCCCGCTCGTATCGGTCTTGTACATCCCGCCGAGGCCGGACGCGCCCTGCTGTGTTTGTTCCTGTTGAAGGTTGGCATTGTTGGCTGCGATGTTCTCGCTTGCCCCTGCGCGGGCTTTCATGGCGTTACGGCTGGCGTCGTCCATAGACGCACCGAACGCTCCGGCGTTGTGCATGGCACCAGCACGTTGGGCTGCGCCGCCCTCAAAGGCCGACAATGCCCCGCCTGCTCCCCCGGAAGCCGCTGCGTTCATAGCAGAAATTCCCTGCTGGCCATAGCCTTGGGGGTGAAGCATTTCTTGTGTGAGGAAAGGTGTCAGGTTAGCGTTGATGCCCTGCGCTTCGCCGCCGAGCATACCGGCGGTATTGAACGCCTGGCCGTAGGCTGCGTTTGCTTGGCCAACTCCTGGATTCGTGAACAAGCCCACTTGGCACCTCGTCCGCTATGGGCCGCTGCGGTGCGGTGTCTCGGCAGGGCTAAAAAGCGCCGCTCACCCGTTCTTGGAAAGATTATACCGTATTCCCTGTAAAATCAATTCCTGATTGCTGCCTTGCCAAGCCCTTGAAACGCTTGGCCGCCATTGGTTGCCGTGCCGGACCCCGTTCCCTTGGGAATATCGGCGTTCGTTGTCCCGCTCATCGTGAATTTTACTGTCGACGTAGGCTTTGAAGGTGGTCCGCCCGGATATTGCACGTAGGAGGCCGCGTAGTATGTGTGCGGAGTTGAATCGCTTCCGTTCGTAGGCAAAAATACAGGCGCGGACGATCTGGAAGCTCCATGATCGTGAATCATTGCACCGTTGAAGGTGGAATCGTTCGCGGAGATTTCTGTGAAATATCGCGCCCCCCGAATGATCGGCGCGGTATGGGTAATATCCAGTTTCACGTGCTCTGGGCCTACCGGAGTCACCGTAAGCGATTGTGGGGGCGCGGGTGGCTTGACGGACTTCGACGTGCCTACCGCAGCCCCCTGAGCAACGTTCTGAATAGTGGGCAGCACATAGCGCCTCAAAAACACGCCGAGCTTCGTGGCCGCGCCGCCCTGATTCTCGAACTCTTGGAGCAATGCGTTGCCGGGTATCGTCATTTTATCCCCAGTACGGCGCTCCACGGAGCTTTCCGCGCGCGCAGCATGATATTCGAGAGTGTCCAGCCTGGATTGCCGTCGTTCTGTCGCCACTCAAAAAATGTGCGTGTAGCGATGAAATTCAGTGAAGCATAAGCGTTTCGGAGAGGTTGCAACCCCGGCGCGAATCCACCCGGCACAGACAGCGTGTTATATCCGGCAGGCTCAGGGAAGTAGAGATATTCCCCTAGCAACCGAAGATTCACACTGCCACCTGAAGTCAATCCTTGCGAGATATAGCTCCAGCAGACTCGATCCTGACCCAATTGCGGCATTTCTGCACGCTTGGCAAGATTCGGTAAATCCGATCCAGTATAGAGCGAGTCAAGAGGTGTCCCGTCGTCAGTTGCATTCTGTGTCGGGTCAAGGAAGTAAACCAGAGAATTTCCCTGTCCGTTGCCAAAGCGCGTTTGTTCGCCATTCACGCCCTGCACGGTCGTAGCGTAGGGCGATTGGACTCCACCGTACCACAGAGACCACTTGCGCCGCATATCAATGGCCGCAAGCATCCCGAACATGGTTGTGTGCATCTGAGGCATGGCCTTCAGTTCTTCGCCAGAATCAATTCCTTGGAAATTGAGCATCAGAACCACATTGGGTGAAGTCGGCGCGGCATTGGTTGGCGCATTCGGCAACCAGAAATTCGGTGTCGGCAACGGGATACCGACCATGAGCCGCCGTGCCTTCAGGTTGACATCTACCCAGATCGAACTCGCGGCATTCCAGTTGATCGCATCCCACACCTGCTGTACTTCTTGCGTGATCTTTCCCGGTTGACCTCCAGTAAAGAGATAGAGTCCGGCGCGCGATGCGGCAACAAACCACTGCTCTCCACCGGCCCACGCAAACGGCCCTAGCGCCCCTCCAGATCGCTGCGACACCTCCGGCTCATCCCAATCGGCAGGCTCAAGCGACGGCGACGCCTGGAGCGAGTAAAGGCTACTTCCTGGCGATTTTCCGCCCCAACCCTTTGCGACATAATGCGTGTCGTAAAGGACGGTTGCCGCCTGCACTGGATGTTGGTTTTCACTGGTATAAAGAACGTTGCCGCTCACTCCGTCTACCATCGTCGGCAAGCCCGCGTAGGACCAATACTCAGTGGTGAGCAGCACTGGAATATCTGTATCGAAGGGGTCGCCACGGTCAATCTCGACGTCGGCCCCGTTAGGCAGGTTCGCCGCATAGATTTGGATTACCGCATTCGATGGGATCGAAGTGAGGGCGGGGTCCGGGAGCAGAACGCCGCTGAATCTGGCAAAAGATGTGGTCAGGTCCGAGAGCGGCAGGGAATAACTGCCGAGCACCTTCGTCCCGGACATCAGAGCATAAACCAGCGATCCTCCCTCAGTCGTAATTCCTGAAGGGCACCGAGCCGTCACGCGCACGGAGTATCCCGTGTTTGGCTCGAAAATCGGCTCCAGGTACGCATCGAGATACGCAGTCTGCTGAATCAGTCCGGCTTGAGCCAGAGGGCCTCCGCTGGTATTCGAGATATAGTAAGAATTCCCGAAAATCAGGCTTACATTCAATCGCCCGTAAATATCGGGCTGAGACCAGCCGAGCGGGACCGGCGCGGTCGCTTGCAGGTATCCGCCGTCAAAGCTCATGTTGACGAGGTTTTGAATCTTGTTGAGGGGCTGGCCGTAGCAGTTGCGGGAATCGTAGGCTGAAACGTAAGTCGGATCGCCAATCTCGATCAGGTTGAAAAGGTTGTAGCCGTACACATCGACCGCCAGGCCAGCGGTGAGGACATCTTCGGGGAAACTCAGCGTGGTAGATGTGCTCGTGTTATCGTTGACGAAAAATGCCGTCGCGGTGTAACTGACATTTTCGTTAAAATACTCGACGGGGTTTGGCAGCGTGAAGAAGTTCGCTCCCGGCACTCCGTCCTGTCCAGATTCCGTCAGAATGATTCCCCGCCCTCGCACGTTTGGCGGACCTATTGGCAGTCCGGTTACCGCGATTCCAGTTGTGTTTTCCGGGACCGCAAAAGTAACCGGCGGGGCGGGCGCGGTGTAGGAGCCGTCTCTGAGAATAAAAAAGACGCTGCCCTGCTTCGTCCCTGAGCCGATCAGTTGTGAATTTGCGGCAACGTAAGTAAGCGTCCCACCCACCGTCGTGTTGCCGTAAATCGGGCTGGTCAGAGTCCCCACCGTGGTGATGCCGGGATCGAACGCGAAGATCGTTCCGGAAGTTGTAGCCGTGCCCTCTTCCGGCGGCGGCGTCCCTGTCGTGTTTGGTGCTGAAGTGGCAATCGTGAAAGTTCCGCTCAACAGAGTACCGGAGAAGTAGAGGACGCCCGTCTGCGTTCCCGCGCTGGTGGTCAGCGTGATGCTGGTCGCCGAGTTGACGGTGAAGATCACATAATCGACGCCGCCGATTTCGATAGTTTCGCCCGAAACCAACGTCGAGAATTGATTACCGCTCAGCCACGTTACCGCAGTTCCCGAAGTGCTCACCGTCCCGCCATAAGCGGACGACGAAGCGATAGCCAGGTTGGTACCGTTAAGGAGATTGTTGTCGTTGATGACATTGGTAATCGTCACCCGTTGCCCGGCGACCGGCGGCGCTCCGCTCACGACGGTAAAGCTGTAGGTAGCGACCCCTCCGGTTACGGACGCAGATGTGATTTCGAGAACGCCGGAGTTGAGCGCCTGAGAGATAGTCCAGGTGGAATCCCATGCGCTCGGAGTCGCCCCAGAGATGGTAACCTGATTCCCCACCGCCAGGCCGGGAACGGGAACCTGCATCGTCATGGTTGCGACGGAAAGCTGATACTGCCCGGCGGCTTCGATGGCCTGCTGGTAGTTCGACGTGGGCAGGTTGACGGTAAAGTAGTAGCGGAAGTGGTCGACTCCCGGAGGCAGGATGTTTCCAACCCCAGTGACAAGAAACGTCCCGTTCCCGAATGGCGCGCCGCTGATATATGCGTAGACCGCCTGCCCTGAATTGAAGGCATTGACCAGAACTAAATCCTGCGCTTCGGGCTGTGGTGCGCCGCTATAGAACGAAGGCGAGTAAAACACCGTCAGCACGACGCCGGGAGCCGTGGAGTCAGGCCCGGACGATTGCTGCAAAACGCTCAGGTGCCCAGGATCGGTAATATCTGAGTTGGCCGGATTCTGCGTGATCGTCGCAATCGCAAACGTATTGCTGGACGCCTGCACGGGAGTAAAAGAGGGAGCCGCGCCCGGCCCCACCTGCGTAATTCTGTCCGCATAAGTCGGCGTCCATTGAAGCGGCATGTCCGAGCCGCCGGGAATCAGCGGATTCACGAATGCCATGTACTCGACGCCTTCTCCTTCAATCGCAACCGCCATCGACCCCGGCGCGATGCCGCTGCGAGAAAGCGTAATGGCGTTTGGAGCCGTGTCGAGCGACTCAACCCAAAGATTTCCTCCCTGATCCATGACACGGTTGTAGCGCAAGCCGTCTTGATTCGTAAACGTTTCAAGTGGCTGCATCGTCTGCAAACCCGTATTTACGCCGATCGTCACCTGAACATTTTTAGCGAACCCTGCTGCCCCCGTGTACCCTTCACTTGCTAGAAGTGTAAAGCGCACTCCAAACGTGACAGCGTTGATTGCCGGAACGCTCAAAAATACATTCCAAAGATCGGTTAAATCTCCAAAAGTTATGGTTAATGAATCATGTAAACCATCCAACAAAGAAATAGGACTCGTTTTAGTGGCCAACACTACTCCGCCAGAAATTAATTGTGCCTGGAGTGTTGCAGGGGTATTCGCATACGCCTCTGTCTGCACCTGAATTCCAGCAATAGAATCGGAAGTCGGCAGGGCAAAACTGAATTCGGTAATATCTACACTATTTGCGGATGAGACTGGAGCAAAACTCGCAAACCCTGATGCAGAAGATAACAGAGCATTGACGTTGCTCCACGTGGAACTTGTTGCTACCGCTCCATTGTTCGGTCCCGCCGATCCTGTTGATGGATTGTAAACACGTGTCAGACCGTCGCGGGTTTTTGATTGCCCGACATTGTAATCCGTGTTGTAGGTGCGTGGTGATGCGCCTTCCGGCAAACTCTCTGGTACGGCAAGAGTTACCAAACCGCCCAGAGAGGTTACCGGAACTGTTGCTTCACCTGGACTGACACCGTGCATTAGAACGCTCCAAACGGATACTCGGCATAGAAACCAATTACATCGGCAGGCATAGCTCCTGCCGCCACTTCGCCCGGCGTTCCCATCGTAAACGCCCTCACCTGCAACCCGATATTCGTTTGCACGATATTGGTGCTGTAGGAAAGAAGCGATCCGCTGAGCGTATACAAATCCAGTAAATTAGGCCCAGCCAGAGGCCCGATTCCAGCAATGGGACGAGGAAGGCCCAACTGATTCACAAAGCCGGGACGGATAATCACACCGCCCGTCACGTAGGTAGGCTGGACAGTCATCGTGGCATAGAGGTTGGTCTGGCCAACGTTTGGCGCGGTGATCGAGGCCGTTACCGTGCTTGCCGTCGCGGACGCAGTGGTGTAAAGGCCGTTCAGGTACGTATATGCACCGGTGAATCCCTGCACCACAACCGCCTGCCCCCCGCCCGTAGTCAACGAGTTTACGACATTGAACGTGACCACGCTGGAAGTGATAGAAAACCCGGTGATGATGAGTAGACCACCCGCACCAGTGTTGACGGTCGTGGTGATCGTGGCGCTGATGCCCGCCGAGGGCGCGATGGCCGTAGCAACCGCTGCGGTTGTCGCTGTCCCGCCGGAGCCTGGGTTGACTACCGTAACGGTGGCGATAGCCCCCGACGACACCGTTGCAACATTGAGGATGGCTCCAGGCGCGTTGGCGACGGTGAGCAGATCACCCACGACCCATCCAGAACCGCCTGCTACGACCGTTCCAGTGTTGATGCTGCCGGGGGCGATGATGGGAATTGCGTTGCCCTTAACGCGCAGTGTACGGTTAGTTTTGTCGATACCGGCGAGCGTGAAGTTGCTGACCTGAAGTATGAATTGTGCCTGGTTTGCCATGTTGAGTGCGCCTCCTCAGCGCAACAAATTACGGGTTGTGGACGCTCCTCGCGCCAGTTAAAACCATGCCCAGGGGATCAGAAAATCGGTAGTGGCAGCCGCTCCAAATTCCCCGCGCTCATTTTCCGCGCTTTGCCGTTCGCGCACGGATTCAAGCCTCAATTTTCCCATCGATTCCTGCTCAGCATCCTTCGCCACTGGCAACAATTCCGGTGCGAACCGCCGCGCATACCGCACTAGCATCTTGTCCGCGATAGCGTTCAGACTCTCGAGAATCGGAACGTAGGCCGTCGAGAAGTCAATGACGCTGGCGGCTGTGCTCAGGAATGGCGGAAACGTGATTCTACAGCGGATGCGCAAGTCAATCTCTGACAAGCAACCTGAAAGCCATAGCGCCCCTTGACGCATCTCCCAGCCGCTCATGAGTAAGCCTTGCAACGCTCCTGGGATTCCGGCCGGGTAGTGATGACATTCTCCAAACGCAAACCCGCTATTCGTCACGCGCTGATTAACTGCTAGTATCCGCGAGAGGCCGATAGGCAGTGTCCATTGCGGGTGCCACTGATACCCGTCAAAGTATCCGGCATATCCAAGCGCCACCTGTACGGAAGCATCAGGCTGCGTTAGAGCCGGAAGGCCGCTCACAATCCAGTTGTCGAGAATCAACTCTGGCGATCCGACATTACGAAGTTCAGCAAAGGTATCCAGGCAGGCAGCATTGAGCAATACCAAAATGTCTGGATTGGTATCGTTCATCACCAGACCGCCGCCGCCGCCCTGTCCAGTGCCGCTTCCCATGCTGTTTGAGAAGGTATCGTTGATTTGAGCGCGAAAGAGGTCGCAGATTCCCTGCAACGAAGGATAGCGCTGGTTGCCGCCAATAATCGCCTGACTCATCGCACCCTTTCAACTCCATTCGGGATGGGCGGCGGCGACAGCCAAGGGAGACAGTCCTGAGAGCACGGCTCCCACCCCGAATGAAGACCGTTAGACCACCGGAGCGGTCAAAAGTTCTTCCATCTCTTCCTTCGTGATAGCCTTTGCCTGATACGCACGAAGTGCATCAATCACACACAGCTTGTCCGTCACGCTCGACTTGTGGAAAGCCAGACCTTGCGCAACCGAGTCACCGCAGTTCGGGCAGGTGGCCAGCACCTTGCGGTTGCCACGATGCCAGTCTGCCGTTAGACCGAGCGCGTCCATCGCGTCGGCCACATCTTCATGCTCTCGCAGAAAGTCGGCCAGATACTTCGATCCGCGCGCTGCGGCTCGGAAGGCCAGATCGGTCAGCCGGCGATACCGCTTATCCCTCAGCGACTCGGCTCGGCGAATATCCTGCTCGGTCGGCGGATTCGTCCGGCTCGGCCAAAGTCCTTGCGCGAGAAGATTCACACCTTCCGACATAGTGGCCTGGTCTGCCCCTGTAAACCAGTCGCCATTGCCGCCGAGCGGATGTTCGGGATGGAGAAGTCCAATCGCGGCCCGCCAACCATCCTCATAATCGATTCGCTTGCCCCCACGCTCCAGGTCCGGAGAAGCCTGCGGAACCGGGTCGGGAACGGTCGTTGCCAGCACGTACCTCTCGCCGTTCAAACATCCGAGGAGCTCGGTTGAAGGGAAAAGCGTCTGGTTGACCATCTTCGTGCGGCGCGCGCAGGAGAAGATGAAAATCTTCCCGTCGATGTGATAACGCACTGGTCCGCCAAAGTTTGTCCCAAACTCCTCTGAGTTCTTGGCCCGCATCTCGCCCGCCGATGGGCCTTTCTCGAAAATCGTCTTATCCTTTGCCATGCTGTCTCCTTTACGCGATAGAGGCCATGCCGCGCCCATACTGAGACGCTATTCTCATAGCCTGTTCCATTTGTTTTTCGATGATTTCAGCCCGCTTCTGTACGAGCTGCCAACTACGCTTGACTCGGCAATCGTGCATCAAATCCTTGCGGACTCTCGCCTCCTCTTTTTCTTCCCGCTCTTTGCGCTGCGCAACCGCCTCAAGTTTTTCGGAGATTGTAAGTGAGCGCCACGCTTTCAGCATCGGGACTAAAAGATCGAGAATCAGTCCGCATGGTTCCATCCTGTGCGTGATATACTTGGCTTTCAGAACCCGCACCGGCACCATCACCTTTGTCTTGTGGTTGAAGAAGTATTCAATCTGTTCTTCTTTGACCGTTTCCTGATACATAAATGGCTTGAGAAGCCGATACCGACCCCGCTGCGGAAAACTGCCCACGTCGAGCAAACCTGTGTCAAGTTGACGGTATTGGTACTCCCATTCGAGTGGGTCACCATGCGATTCTGGAGACTCCCAGATCATCAGTGCCCAGCAAGGAGGCCCAGGTACTGCCGGACGCTTGCGGTAGCCCACAAAGCCGTCTGAGAACCTGCCGCCAACGATCATGCGCGGCTCAGTTGACCAGACGAGCTTGAAGATCGGCTCGCCGAAGCGGTTCATGCCGCCGATGCGCTCAAGGGCGCTGTTGAACCAGGCAGGGGCGCGTCTCACTGCTCTTTCTCCAGTTCAGTGCGAAGTTCTTCTGCTGCCAGCGCATTTGAGATTGCTGGGTTTTTTTCATAAGAGCGCAGAGAGCGCCCCAGCAGATCGCCGACATACAACTCCAGATACTCTGGCAGGTCGGAACGATTCTGATCGCTAGGAAGCAGGTAGATACGCCCAGCATAGGCTGTATCAGGATCGAAGAATACCTCGTCGCCAACTTGGACCGGCATCTCGATAAAGACGCCCGCCATGGCCACACCGTCGCCCACGGCTTTGACAATGCCACGGTCAGAGCGATATTTCACGCGCTCATCGTCGAGCGGGATTTCGATGCTGGAGGACTGCTGAAAGATTTCCTTGATCGGCGTAACCTGCACGATCACGCGGTCGAGAAATGGCTTGCGCTGAAATTGCATATCTGTCTCCTTTGGTTATGGGGCGGTGTCTCCGCCGCCCCGGTTAGGTTAGCTGTTCGCCGGTACAGGCAAACCCTGTAGGCTGAACTGTTTCTTACTGTTAGCACAAATGTAGTTCTCTCCGCACTCATAAGCGAACATGGTCGAGTCAAAGTACGTGGTCGTCCCGGTTCCGTCGTTTGTTGGTACGGGAGCCACGGTTACGCCCGGCGTCCAGTTGTGAAGCCGAGTCTCGAAGAGTTCGCCCTTCCACCAATCCTCCGGCACGAATAGGTCCATGCGGCTGTTGTCGGCGGTCGAGGAGTAGACCACCTCGCGGCCTGCCCATGTCGGCTGCATATTGCGCCGCGCCACGTCCGGCACTTCCTTGTTGCCGCCCTCGTCCAGACGGGTATGTCCGGCGTTGTAGAACTCGTCTGCCAGCGCCACGCCCTGCACGGGATTGGTGTACCAGAACGATTTCTCGTTGGCGTCGTATTCGTCGCCCAGCGCCCTCATGCGAATGGATTCCACACGCTGAGCAGTCGAGTTAACCAGGCTTCCCGATCCGCCAAAGTTGATGATCGGCGTCTGGAAGCGGCCCGGATAGTTTGAGATGATCACGCCGGCGCGGGTTCCGGTGGCCGAGTTGTTAATCCAGTAGTTCTTGCCGTAGATCGAAGAGCCAGCAGTTCCGGCAGCGCCCAATACAACAAGAAGGTCGGTAGCCTGCGTGCTTGGAGGAAGCACGGTAGAAAACCACAATGTGAGTGCAACCGGATCGATATAGCTGATTGTGGGCGTCCCTACGCGGGGCGTTCCATTAGCCTGAATGACTTGGATTGTTTGCTGATCGACAAATCTTGCAGCGTTGGGTAAACCGGAAATGTAACTGTAGGTGGCCGAACCATTTCCCCCTCCCCCCGATCCGCTGGAGATTGTAGCTGTTGAGGGAATCACATCAATCGTTCCTGTGCCATCTGAGTTCAGAAGGGATTCGCGGCCATTCTCGAAGGAAAGCAAAGTCTTTTCCATCTCCTCGCGGTCGTATTTCACCAGGCCGGTTTCCTTGTCGGAAGTCGCCTCGACGGCAAGGTTGGAGATTTCGCACACGTTGATAAGACGGACCGGAGAAGCCGCAAACGAAACAAACTGCGATGCGGTGCCGCGCGGCCAGGAGGCCACGGTTGTAGACGTGTCGGCTGCGAATTGCTGGATTCCAGCGCCGCCCTGTACGCGGGTGGGCACCCAGAAAGGTGCGCGCTGCTGGCCACCGCGAGCGGTCTGATTGGAGACCTTCTTTTTGTTGCCGTCTCGGTCGAGCCGGGTTTGTAGCTTGTTGAAGTGCTGCTGAAGATCGGCGATCTTCGTTACGAAGGTTTCAAGTTCGATATTCTGTACTGCAAGTTCGGTTCCGAGTGCCATGACAATCCATCCAAACGTGAGCTAGGCGATTCGCTCTGTCTCAGCGTATCCCCGCGTGTGCCTCTCGTTTGGGTCGGCAGGCTATCCGCTATTTAGACCGGTCTCGGAATTCCGGGCTACAGACCCTTGCTATTGCCGGTCTTTCCCGGCTGTCAGCCACCTTTAATCAGTCACCTACACGGGCGGGGCTGCAATATGGCATTCGTCCCACTTTGACGCCCGGTTGATCCTATGCAAAATCATAGCACACCTGTCAAATTGCTATGAGTTTAGGTGCGAAATTACATCCTGCAAATCCGCGCTGGATCGCGTGATCCGACACCGCGCGTCGGTCAAGACCTCCGCAAGCGAAGCCGGTTGCCCAGGAGTTTTCGCCTCTACATCCTGGTTCGCGATTCCGAGCGAGGCCTTGACCTGATAGGTGAGTGATTGAAGTTCCGACACCGCCTTTTGAAGATCGGTTACGCGAGAGGCGATACCGGAAGGTTGAGGAGCCTGAGTTGCTACGGCTCCGTAGTTGGAGATGCTGGTTTCCATTCCCAGTTGCGGTTGTGGATACATGGTGCGTTTCTCCTGATTTGGATTGATGAAGCCGATATGAACGTATCCACTATGGGCGGTACTGTTGCACCGAGCCGTCCTTCATCTTCCACTTGTTCTGATACAGCCACTCTGCCGGGGTGCGTGGAAAGTCAATGTCGGCCCGGCTCGGCTTCACGGTCACGATCTTGACGCCCTTCTGCGGAACAATCGGAGCGGGTTTACTTCCATTCCCGTTCCCGTTTGGCTTTGGCGCCGTCCGCTTATCAATAATCTGGCCGTAATCGCGTGAGATAAGCGCCTTCATCACATTCGGAGCGTGTTTGGTGAACTCGGACCGGAAGAGAGAGACGATAGAAGCCTTATCTGGAGTCCGCTGTCTGTTGTAGCGGGCCATCTGCACCTTGTAGTCTGCATTTTTGTTCGCTTCGGAAATCACGCCCTGAACGAGTTCGCCAACCAACGCCTGCTTCTTCGCGTCCGAAAGACGAAAACCGGCCTTGGATAGTCTTTCAGCCCAGGGCTTCAGTTCCTCATTGAATGTTTTTTCCGCAATAGCATTCGTGTCAGGGTAGACGTTATCCTTCCAGAATTGCGGATTGGCGGTGCCGGTTTGCGTTTCCGCCTTCGGCTGCGCAACTTCTTCCTCGTTCGGTTTCTGCCGGCCGGTGTCGATCTCTTTCAGGCGGTCCTCTTGAGCCTTGAACCACTGGCCCATCGTCGATGCGTGCGCGATGACAGATTGCAGCCGGTCATTCGTCCAATCTGCCTTTTGCTCCGGCTTCATCCACTTCGGAGGTTCCTGGGAAAGCGCATCGACAAGCTGCCCGTATGCAGAATAAAGCTGTGACCCCCGCAGCGCATCCACGAAATGCGGCAGCACGGCCTTCACATAGCCGGCCGCATCGCTCTCAGCCAGCATATCAAGCAGTTGCGGAGCAGACTGCATGATTCCGGCGCGCTGGTCCTCGCTAAGTGAGCGCAAATCCCCTTGCGCAATCGCGTCTAGCGCAGCCTGAGATTCAGCCAGCGTCGATTGCATCGTGGAAATGGCTTCAATACCCTTTTTGTCGCCATAGGCCACGCCATCAAGCGCCGCGTACCGCTCACGAACGCCGTCGATACCCTTCGGCTCCAAACGCTTGAGGCTTTCCAGCCGCCCAAAGTCGTCTTTGATACGGCGATAATGCTTGCCGAAATCCCCATCCTCTTTCAAGGTTTTGAGCCACTGAGAATACTCGCGGTCTGCCTGCTTTGGGTCGGGTTGCTGTAGCTGCCCGCCGTCGCCTCCAGAAGATTGCTCTACCTGCTCAAGTCCCTGCTCAAGAACTGCTTCCATGTCTGTCTCCTTACCGTTTAATTCCGCACCACGGACAACCGTCTGGAGTTGTTACTTTTTCCTCGTGGTAATTGGCCGTGCATCGTGCATCGTCGAGTTTTTTTGTAACCCACTTCCAAAATAATCGCATCATGATAGCGGCTTTCCGACCACCGATACCTTGCGTTTTGTAGGAACCCCTGTCTCCGGGTTAACGCCCTCTGTCTCTTCCGTAATCTCGTGGTCCTGATCCTGCGTCTGCAATGCCACAGGTGGCATCTGGAATCCGAGACGCTCGAACGCGATAGCCTGAGCCGCTGGCGGCAACTTCGTCGGATCAATCGTCACGCTGGCCCGCATCTCGACCGGAGGCGGTGGCTGCATCTTTTGCGCGATAGTTGCATGAGCCTGCCAGTTCAGAGCCAAGTTCAGGAAACCTTGCTTCTGCTCATCGCTTCCATTCTGCGCTGCTTTGCCGCGCGCCGACTTCATCTCGGACAGCGCAATTGCGGCTCTGATTAGATGGTCCTGAGAGGCGTCTTGCGCAGGCTGGATACTCGGAATCAGAGGCGGTATAGCCTGAATCTGCTGTTGCAACTGCGCGGCCTGCTGTTGCGCCTGCTGAACGATCTGCTGCGCCATTGCTGGATTCTGCTGTGCGGACATCTGAGCCTGCTGGTCGAGCATCTGCAACTGCTCTTTAAGCTCCTCAAGTTGTGGATTCGGGAGTGGGGTCGCCGCGAGCAACTTTTGATTGTCTTCGATCTGGCGCTCTACATCATCGAGTCCGGGAATCTTCATGCCGGTAAACGATGGCAACTTGCGCAGAATCTCAAGGTTGCGCGGATCGCTCAAAATCTGCGCGTAGAACGGAACTGTTCCGACAGCGGACAACATTTGTCCGATCTCTGCCTGCTGCTCGGCAAGCGTCGGCGGAATCTCTGTCGATGTGCTCCACACCAGCACGTTGCCCTTGAGCTTGCCGACTTGAACTCGCACACGTTCACCTGGAAGCCCAACCGAGAAATCGGAGATACGATTCGCCGCCGCCGATTTGATTGCCTGATGAGAGAATGCGGCAACCTGTGTTGCCATATCGCCCCACGGGAGAGAGAATACCTGCAATGCCTGGTCACGGTCGAGGCGAGCCTCGCCAAACGTTCCTTTACTGGCCGCGTCGGCTTCGATACCAAAGACTGCCGGGGAACCTCCATCAAGCGTTTCCGGCATCGTGGTCATAAGGTATTGAATATATTGGAATAGCGCATCGTTGGCTTGTGGAACATTCTCCACAAACGTAATCTTTGATGGGTCCAACGCGTGATCGATGCACCATTGAAGATCGAACGGACTCACTTTGGCCGGGTCGTTCGACTGCCTATTGATAGCTTCCACATCGATGACCGGCTCACCGGCCCAGCGCCGCGCCACTGCTGCCACGTGATACCGATAAAGCAGAGATACGCATGAATTTAGCTGCTTTTGCATGGGAAGATAGTTCGTCCCGATGCTTTCTCTATTCTGGCCGTCTCCAGGTGTCGCGTGACTGATGGCAATATGCTCATCCATCGAACCTTCGCGAACCAAACCAATCTCGCCACCGGCAATCCAAACCTCAAGCCCGGACGGGAACTCGTCGTACATCATCTCCCGCATCTGCTCGTCGCCGATGCCCTCGTACTGATACGGGCGGAAGAAGTAGACGCTCTCGGTAGTATCCTGCTGATACGCCTCGCCGTCCGTGCTCGATGACTGAACGATCAGCCGAACATTCGCACGGGCTATCCGATCCAACTGCCCCATCGCGTCCTTGCTGGCACCGCCTGCGATCTTGTCCTTGATCCATGGGTAACGTCCTCTCAGTTCGTTCCGGTTCGCCTCTTCGCTCAGGCGAATCCAGCCCATATCCTCCAGCGAGTCGGCCATGAGCGGAACCTTGCGCTCCAGCTTTCCATATATCTCGACTTCTTCGCGCCGCGCCGGAACAGGGTCTCCATCCTCATCAACCTCTTGACCGTATCTGCGATCTGCCACGGTGTAGGTGAGCGATACTGCGGTGCCATCGGTATAGAGATAGTTGGCCACCTCGGCCATGCGGCGCCGCACTTTGGCCTGCTCGCGGAAAGCCTTGAGATAGGGAACTCCCTCTTGCGCGGCCTCTTTGTCGTCCGTATCCTGATCGTCCTCGGCCACTACCTCGCAAGGTGGAACCTCCCGGCTCAACAGCGCTACTATTTTCTTGCAGCGTGATCCGAATACGTTGCAGGAGAATAGCCTGCTTCCGTTTTGGTGCTGTAGCAGGGCGGCGGGAGATGTGCCAGCCGATCCGGCACCCAGGCTCCAACCCCTCACGCCGCCATTCAGGAATTGGTTGTTACGCCGGAATAGCCTCTGCTCCCACGCTTGCAGAACTTCCCAGATGCGCGCCGCAGAATCGGATCGCTCTGTACCTTTAACCAAGTCCTCGATCGCCCCGCGTAGACTCCCAAGTTCGTCCGGGCCATAGCAGGGCTTCGGCGAGCAGCGCCAGGAGGCTTTCGCGCCAGGGACGAAACCGTATGCGTCAAAGTCGATTGGAGTGAGATGGGGGGCCGCGCCTTCGGAGTCGCCTTCGGACTGGACAGTATCGACGCGGGCTGAGGATGGTGCTAGGAGTTCAGGCATTGGGGCCTATCCCCACTATCTTGTCAACGCGCCCGTTGGGGTGGCGAAGATGAATCTCTCCCGGAGGGATTGAATCGTCGATCACTACGGGAATACCTATCGACTCTAAAGCCTCGCGCACAGTGCATCTCGTCTTTGGGCGAAAGATGCGCTCCCATCCGTCGCGGTACTGATCCGTAACCGGCTTCTGGCGCTCAATGTCCATCTATCCCCCGTGGTGCATCGCGGATAATCCAAGGCCGCTGATTGCCTTGCGCCGCAATGTCGGGTTGGACGAGTGCGATGCAGCCTTCATGCGCTCCTCACCGATCTTCTCGCCTTCGGGAACGTGCAGCATCCGATGAAGGCTCCCCTCTTTGATCGAGAACGAGCCTTTGCGTCCCAGGTTAACTTCTTTGGTTCCTGCCATAAAATCTACTCCTTGACAGGCAGTCCTGTCGGCTCAAGAGCATTCCGCAACGCAGTCAATTCCGCCGCTAACGCTTCGACGCGGGTGGCCAGCGCATTGTCAGAGGGAGCGATAGCCGTTCCGCCGCCTTCGAGCGCGGTTACCCGCTTGTCGAGGTCTGTCGCCGTCGCCAACAAATCAACGCCACCGAATGAATTAGTAACGAGCGCCATTACACGCCCCCGCACATTCCGCCTGGGCAGTCGGAATGCTCTTCCGGCCCGGACACGTTGCCCTCATGGTCGATGTGATGCGCGATATGGCCTTCCGGCTTGTGCTGGATGTGTGAATGACCGTGCCCGGTGGCCGCGTGCATCGCTTTTAGGTGGCTCTCGATCTTGCCGTCGACGCCTTCATCGCCGTCCGGTTCCTCGTGCTCGCCGCCCATCGGCTGCGCTTTGGGCTTCTCTTCCATCGATCCGCCCAAGTATCCCTTGCTGAAGTTTGCCATCAGTTTTGCTCCTTTGACCGGGCCACTTTGCCCGGTTTGCATTGCTGGGTTTCGTGACGCCGAGCGCGAACTCGGTTCTTCGGATTGTAGTTCGACAGGCAGCGTGGACAGGTCTCCACTTTAGTCTCGTGGCGCTCAAGACCGGGATAATCGGTGCTCTCGACCTGCATATATTTCATCAGTTTTGCTCCTTGAAGTTCTCAGGGTTGCAGAGGAACGCGATCTGCTGCGCCTCCCAGTCAAGTTCAGATATACGGGGCGGCGCGGTATCACGCTGCCGCTGGAGTCGGGAGATGCGCGATTCGTGGCCTTCGATGCGATCAAACGCGGACTTGATCAGATTCTTTTGCTCAAGAGCCTCGCTTGCAAGAACGGCCAGCGTATCATCTTGGGCGCTGTCATGCTCCTCGACCTCATCCCAGCCGATCAGCGCACGTAGCCACCTGCGAATCATGCTCATAGCATACACCATTCTGTCAATCGTCCCAATACTGCCGTGGCGCGCGCTCCGCTTTCCGCCGTTCCGTCTCCCTCAGTTTAGCGAAGTGCAGCTCCATCGGGTCTATGATCTGGGCCTGTTCGCGCCGCGTCTTTTCCTCCCGCGTCTCAGCCATCGGGTTAGCCGCGAAAGTCATGGCCAGCATATCACCGCAATCAGGTGAGTCCACGCCCCGATCCCGCATATCCTCTTTGCGCTCTAACTGAATCACGCTCTTGGGGTTATCGGTGTCGAAGCGCGGCCCGGTCAGATCACGCTCCAGTTCTGGGTCATCGTCAATCGAGCCGGTCTCCAGCCACTTCTTGACTTTGCCCCAGACCTCCGCTCGCTTGTTGAAATACATGAACTTGTCGCCCGGTGGCTGACCGCCGTGGAACTCCTGCACTGTAAACCACGGATGCGATGCGAACCAGCGCGACAGAGCGTTATCCGGCCACTCTCGACGCGGCTGGTTGATCTTGGGGAGCATCATGCGCAAGTGATCCGCTACCGCCCCGCCGATCCCATCCCCGTCGATGATGATGCAGCGCGGCTCCTCCTCCATGATCCGCAGCGCGATTTTGCCGGATTGATCCGGTATAGGCAGCCCGCGCCACTTGTCCGTGATCCGCGCAACCGGACCCTGACGCCAGCCGACAACCGTCTGATTGAATCCGGACCGCGCCACATCGACGCTCATGATCTTGTAGCCCGACGGCTCGCATTGCCGCTTACGGGCAGCCGCAATCAAGTCTTGAGGGATGAACTGCAATCCTCCAGCGCGCGGGAACTCGCCGCGAACCCTGACACGTACAAAGTCTGAATCCTCGCCGAAGTCCATGATCCAGCGATCAATCTGCTCTTTGTTGGTGCCGGGAACAGTCCGCGAATCAATGTGCCTGGTCACCCATCGGTGCTTTTGCGCTCCGAAGCAGCCAGCGAACGGCGTATCGTTTTGCGTTGGATTGCCAAAGACGAGGAAGATAATCTCTGTGTCCTCGTCAGTCAATGCTCCCTCGGCCACATCCCAGACTGTCTTGGGGATAGCCGAACCCTCGTCGAAGATCAGCACAATCCGCTTGCGCCGGTTGTGGAGGCCCTGGAACGCCTCAGTATTGTTCTCGCTCCACGTCTCCCGGTCTACCCGCCACGTACTCTCATGCCCCGGCTGCTTGGAGCTAATCCTGGTCGCCGAGATTTGCCACCAATTGCGGTTGATACTCAACCCAAACCACTTGATCATCTCAGGCCAAGTCTTTGTTGCGAGCTGATCCTCCGTGTTGGCCGTCACGAGCACCCGGCAGTCATCACACGTGCTCATCGCCCAGTCTGAGATCATGGCGATTGCAGCAGTCTTGCCGATGCCGTGACCGGACGCTACTGCGATTTTGAGCGGTTGAAAGCAAAACGGTGAGCGCAGATGCTTGCCGATGGTGATGAATATGTCGGCCTGCCAGTCGCGCAGGCTCTCATTTTCGAGCGGTCCCGGCTCGCCCCAGGGATACGCGAACTTAACAAAGCCGATAGGATCGCGCCGAAACGAGGCGATTCGATCAAGTATCCGCTCGGCTGTGCTCATGGGTAAAGCCTAACGCACGTCATGCACCAATAACCATCTTTGCGCTGGAAGCCCTCGTGCTTGGGATTCTCGCATCGAGAGGTTGGAATCACCGTCTCGTTGATCTGGACAGCCACCGCGCCAACCTTACGCGCCTTCTCTACCACTTGGCCCATAAGAGTCAGATTCCAGCGCAGCGACCTGCATTTACGGCTAGGGCAACGGCTAGGGCAACGGTCTGGCAGCTTGTCGCCCTCTTGCAACCATCGGTGCCCGCATTGATCACACTCGCAAACTGGTACATCGTGCCGAACCATAGGTACATTGTACCAGCTATTCTTTCGAGCTGATCCGCTTTTCCGCCGCAGCCAGCCGGCCAGCCAGGTCGATCTCGCCTGAATGCTCTACCGCCATGCGTTCCCCGTACTTCTTGGGATTGCGCTTGGACAATTCCCATTTAAGTGTATCTATTTGCTGCCTTTTCCACGCAACCCAGCCAGGATCAACCCCAAACCTGGTACGCTCAGGCTCCATCGTTTGCAGCTCTCGCAGATGATCAAATGCTAGGTCGTCGCCAATCTCTTTCGCGCGCGTGTATTGGTCGACAAGTTGTTGATTATCGCGGACATGATCAAGAAATGTAGTATGCGAAACCCCTATTTCGCGACAAATCGCCCGCAAAGACCTCTCCCCTAGTGATACGTGGAGAACGATTTGCTGTTCCATTTCAGCCGTAAGAAGCGTCGCACCCATGCTGCTGATTATAGCCTTAGCGCGCCTCGCTAAGCGCAAAATGTGGAAATAAATGTGAAAATCTCTGTAGGTAGATGATTTTATTGATTCATTTTTCTCTTGACGCATACTTCCGCTATATGTCACTATTGAAACGTTGGCAATTGAGAGGACAAACACCATGTATACAGCGAAGCACGCAAAAAATGGCGATTCGATGCACTCTGATGAATGCCAGATGAGCTTCGGGCGCAAGGATGCTAACTGCCCACGTTGCGTTGAGCTTATGGGCGGAGCAAAGCCTCGCGCCAGATTTGGCGGACGTGAGACCAGAGCGCAGCGTGATGCCCGCCAGTGTGAAGAGATCAGAGCGCATTTCAGCAGCCACAAGCATCTGAGTGGTGGATGTGGCGTGATTTGTACTTTTGGCGAGTGGTAGTAATTGAGAGGCAACCAGCCTCAGGAGAGCAAAATGACGACACTCATGGAGCAGATCGGAGCGGGTCCCGTAATAGCGGCAGAGTGGGACGGGAACCAAGAAGTCTACATCGCGCATCCCATCACATGGTACAGCGATGGGGTGCAGTGGTGGGATGATGATCCCACAAATACGAGCAATAAACCTGTCGATACGCCAGAATTTCAAGCGGCAGTGATTAAATTCATTGGCGGTCCATGTGACGGGGAAATTGCGGCCTAGGGCCGCCGATGGAAGGGGAATTATCCCTTTAACTCCCTTGAAGGAGGGGAACAATGAACAAGCAGTTTTCTGAAAGAAATCGTCTGCGGTGCGAGTCTCCTAA